GGACCAGGCCGCGGGGTCGTTGTGGCCGCCACCCGCGGTCGTGACCTCGGCCGAGGCGAGGAACGAGTCGACGTTGCCTCCGGGGCTCGTCACCCGGAAGGAACCGAGGGCGGCGAGCCCGACCGCCCGGGCGAGCGTCTCGACCGCGGCCTGGCCCGGGTCGCGGTCGCCGGTGAGAGCGTCTTCGAGGTGGTGGCCTGCGATCGTGAACTCGAGGCCGCGCTCCATGACCAGGTGCTCGGCCACGCCGTTCGAGTCGAAGTCGGTCGTGTCGGCCCGGTTCGTCGACGGTGACGGGGTGAGCGAGTTGAGGCCGCCGATCGGGGTCCACGCCGGCGTGCCCGGGTAGCCCGAGTCGATCTCGATGGTGAAGTCGCGGGCCGGGATCTTCGTGGTGGCCATCGGTGCTCTCCTTCTCTCGTCAGCCCGGCCAGCCCGACCGGATCGTGTCGGCGATCAGCTGCCCCGTCGCGTCGGCCTCGGCCTCGAGCGCCTCCTCGAGCCAGCGGCCCGAGCGGCCGCCGGCAGACTGCCACTCCGGATGCGCGTGGACGTACCGGGCGTGGGGCGCCGCGTAGCCAATCGCCACCCCGTCGTCGTCGGCCGCGAGCTCGGCGCTCGCCGCCAGGGCGCCGGTGCGGTACGGGACGCGCCGCGACGCGGACTCGAGCAGCCGCTCGCCGGCCCGCTCGAGCGCGGCCCGGCCGAGCGCGTCGGCAACCTCGAGCGCCGGCCCTGCGTCCCACTCGACGCGGGTGATCTCGAGCCCGCTCACGGGGCGTCGATCCGGACGACGAGGTCGAAGCCGAGGCCGCGGACGTCGGCGGTCCGGACCGCGTCAGGAACCACGCCCTCGATGTACAGGTCCCACCACAGCGCGGCGCGCCGGTTGGCGGCGACCGCGGCGACGACGCCGGGCACGATCGCGTCGAGCGCGAGCGTCACGGCCCGGTCGTTGCGCTGGACGCGGGGCTCGCCCCTGGCGCCGACGGTGTAGAGGACGCGGAGGCGGACACCGGCCTCGGCGAAGCGTCCGCCCGCCTCCTCGACGCGCTGGGGAGCGAGCCGTCGCGGCCAGACGTACAGCCGCCGCGGCTTGGGCAGCGTCGGCTCGGTCGCTCCATCGTCGGCGGTGAAGCCGTCAGGGAGCGGCAGGACGGCCCGCACCGCGTCGACGACCGGGACGAACACGCCGCTCACGCCGTCACCCGGCCGCTGGCGAGGCCGGTGCGCAGGCGCGTGCTGCGCGGCCCGCGATGCGGGCGCAGCGACCGCGCCAGTCGCGAGCGAGTCACGCCTTGGTCGGCCGGCCGGGTGTAGGCGTGGCCGTCGGAGGTCTCCTGCTGGTACGGGCTCGCCGAGAGCGTGAGGCGGACGAGCTCGATCAGGACGCGCTCGACCGCCTTCTTGTCGCTCGGCACCGAAGTCACGGTGACGGTCGGCCCGCGCCAGGAGCCGTCGCGCTCGATCCGGGTCCCGTCGAGCAGGCGGATCGCGTCGGAGCTGAGCGCGACCCCGCCGTCGACGACCTCGACGGCGGCTGTCGGGCGGGCCAGGAGTAGCGGCCGGGCGTCGCCCGGCGCGACCCAGAGCACGTCGGTGCGCTCGCCCGCGAGCTGGCCGATCCCGTCGACCGGGTCGTTGGCGAGCCAGTCCTCCTCGCGCTCGATGACGAGGACGAGATCAGCGGCGTCGATCCCCGGCGACATCAGCGCCGCGACGTGATCCGGGTCGAGCAGGGTCGGCACGGTCGGTCCGACCGCTCAGGTCGCGATCACGCCGGCGGCGCGCGCGGCGGCGAGCAGGAGGTTGAGCTTCGCGGCGATCGCGTCGACCTCGGCCTTCGTGGGCGGGCTGGTGGCGTTCTCGCTCGCGTTGGCGATCGCCGCGGCCGGCGTGGCCGGCACCCAGCGGCCGTTCGCGTCCGCCACAAGGAGGCGACCGGGGGTGGCGGTCGGGAGGATGTCAGGCATGGGAGGGCTCTCCTTCCTTCGAGGCGATGACCGACGGCTTCTCGGCGGCCGCGGCCGATAGCTCCTTCTTGGCCGGGTTCGGCCGGGCCTCGACGATGTAGCCGTGGCGGGCGAAGTAGGCAAGGGCCGAGGCGTCATCCGCCTCGACCTCGCCCCGACCGTTGCGGAAGACGACCCCGGCCCGGCTGCCGGTGAACGCAGGAACGGGTGCGGTGACGGCGATGGTGGTCATCACGACACGTGGACGCCGCGCAGCACGGACGCGGCCTTCGTCGCCTTGAGGACGACCGCCAGCGGGCCCATCTCGACCTCGCCGGTCTTGACCGCACCGGCCTCGCTGAAGTCGGGCAGCCAGGTCCGGACGAGCGGCTGGCCCGAGACCGTCACCCCGTGGAAGCCGTCGAGCCCGACGCGGTAGGCGTAGAGGTCGGTGAGCCCCGCCGCGACCGGGATGATCGGGGTGTTGCTGCCGGCCTTCGCGCCGGCGTCGACGAGCAGGGCGTTGCCGTAGAACTCGCGCCGGATCGGCGCGCCGGCACCACCCGTCAGCCCCTCGACCGGGCGCTCGACGTACTGGTTGGCACGCCTCGCGACGGCGCGGAACTTGGCGATCGCGAGGCTGTTGCCGACGATGACCGAGGGCGGCCCGTCGAGGACCGACAGCCACTGGTCGATCGCGTCGAGCGCCTTCATGTAGGACGTCGCGGCGACGTCGAAGTCGGTCCAGTCGCCGCCGCCCGGGAGACCGGATGCCGCGATCTCGGTGGACGTCCCGGTGAGCGCGGCGTCGAGGCCGTCGAAGCCGTCGGGGTCGACGGCCGTGTCGCCGTTGATGAGCTCGTCGGTGAACTTCGTCCGGGTCGCCTTGGCGAGCTGCTCGAGCTGGAACGCCGTCTCGGCGCCGCGGGCGAGATCCGACAGGACCCGGTCGATCTGGAACGAACCGCCGAGCGGCTTGAGGTCGACCGTGAAGCGGTCTTTCGCGGCCTCCGCCGGGGTGTACTCGGCGTTGATCGCCCGGAATGCGGCGGCCCGCTCGGTGATGACCCGGTGGTAGCCATAGGTGAGGGTCGAGCCGCCGCCCATCGGGTTGACGGTGTCGTGGAAGAGCAAGGTGTCGAGCAGGGCCGACTGCTTGCGGAACTCGTCGATGACGAGGCGGTCGACGTCGTCTTGCGTGTTGAGCGCCGCCTCGGCGAGGGTGACGGGCATCGGATTGGTCTCCTCTCAGGCCCGCTCCCTTGCGGGCGGTGTCAGCTGGTTCGTGATCCGAGCCGGGCCGCCACGGCGGTCGCGAGATCGGTCGCTCGCGGCGCCCCCGCTGCCCGGGGTCCACCGTCGACCGAGCCCGGACCGGGCGTCGCCGGCGCCCGATACGCGTCGGGCACTCGTGCCTTGTGGGCCTTGAGTGCGTCGTCGAGGCCCGTGACCTGGTCGGCGTCGTCGACCGTGAGCGAGGCGAACTCCGCGGCGTTGGCGAGGTCCTCGATGAGCGAGGGCACAGCGCCCGCTCGGGCGAGGGCGAGCTTCGTCTCGGCCCGGCGGACCCTCGCGTGGAGGCGCTCGGTGACCTCGTCGGCGCCGGCCTTGCGCGCGGCGGCGATCGCCTTCTCGGACTCGGACAGGGACGCTGTCCTGAGCTGCTCGAGCTCCCGCTCGGCGGCCTTCGCGGCGGCGATGGCGGCGTTGCGCTCGGCCTTCATCGCGTCGAGGGCCCGCTTGCCGGCGTCGCCCAATCCCAGGGCGTCGTCCGGTGCGGACGGGTCCGGAGTCGGGTTCGGCGCAGGCTGGGCCCGCGGGGTCGGGGCCGGCGCGCTGGCCACCGGCGGCGTCTGGGGAGGCGTTGCGCCTCCCGCGGCGGGCGTTGCGCCCACAGGAGTGGTCGGTTCGCTCATGAGGGTGGCTGCGCGCCTCCTGTGCTGTCAATCGGTCCTGGGATGTAGGTGCCCGGCGCTGTGAGAGGGACCACGGGCTGGGCAGGCGGAGCCGGTGGCTCGGCCGCGAGCTCGGCCTCCCAGTCGAGGACCTGCTGCTGGCTGTAGCCGAGCTCCGACCACAGCTGGCGGCGCGGGACGTCGAGGTCCTTCTTCTTGGTCACCGCATCGACGTGCTGGCTCTCGGACTTCGTCTCGGGGTTGCGGAACGCGGCCTCGGCGCCGGTCATCGCGGCCCATTTCTCGTAGCGGGCGGCAGCCGCAGCCGAGTTGCCCGGCGCCCGCGCCTTGATCGCGAAGGCGAGGCGCATCGCGTCCTCAAGCGGATCCTTCCAGTCGTCGCCCCGCTCGCCCGCGACCGCGCTGATGCCGCGCTCGACCGCGGTGAGGCTCTCGCCCGACGGGAAGGTCCCCTGCGTGCCGAGCAGGTAGTGGGGCGGGAACCGGCTCGCCGTCGCGATCGCCTGGACGAGCGTCTCGTGGACGGCGATGTAGCCCGCGAGATCGGTCTGGCTGAACTCGGCAAGCCTGGGCTCGGGCTCGCCCGGCGCGTTCGGCGGGACAGTGATGAGCGAGTCGAGCGCGACGTCGAACGGCTGGACCGGCGCGCCCGTGGCCGGGTCGACCTCGAGCGCGAAGTTGAGCATGACCTTCTGGCGGAAGGCCCCGTAGAGGCCGGCCAGCATGACGTTCGCGATGTTGGCGTTGATCGCGTCCTGGATCGGCACGACCTTGCCGAGCTCGGATTCGCCCGCGAGGTGGAGGTCGGGCTTGTTGGGGAACGGGATGACCGGGACCACGCCGAGCGGGTTGGGCAGCGGCCAGGGCTCGCCGGGCACGAGCCGCCGCTCCCAGGCCGTGCCGCCGAGGGTCGCGAGCTCGGCGCCGGCGGTGTTGACTGCCGCGGGCGTCCGGTACTTGTAGACCGCGTCGGAAAGGAACAGGGTGGCGAATAGGGCGCCCGGCTCGTCCTCGTCGGCCCAGCGCTTGAGCGCGGCCCGGCGCTCGCCCGTCTCGGGGTGGACCGAGGTGATGACCTCCGCGCCGTCCTCGACCCAGATGCGCGGGCTCCACTCCTCGTCGGGCCACAGGACGAGGCTGAACTCGCCCTTGATGAGGCCCGACCGCATGCCCCGCTTGAAGCCCGC